TGGATATTCTAGCAGAATTTTGCACACAATTATCAAGAGAAAATAATACACCTTTCACGGTACAGTGGCGCAGCAAGGCTACTAATAGCGAAATACATATCTTAAAAGAGTATCTACAGCAGTGGACTAAGCTACAGAAGTTTGACACTAGGATGTTTCGCATCATTAGAAATATTTTCAAATACGGTGATGGATTCTTTATTAGAGATCCAGAAAATCAAAAATGGTTCTACGTTGATTCAGGTAAAGTTGTCAAGATCATTGTCAACGAAAGTGATGGAAAGAAGCCTGAACAATACGTTATCCGTGACCTAAATCCAAACTTTATGAATTTAGTTGTAACACAGATTACACCTAATTCTCAACAAACAAACAATCGTGGATCTAATTATGTTGCAGGTGGTGCTGCTCGAGGCATGACTGGAACATATCCTACACAGTCAGGCACACGTTTTAGCACAGGCGATCAAGAACTAGCAGTTGATGCTAGACACGTGATACACCTAAGCCTATCAGAAGGACTGGATAACAACTATCCATTTGGTAACAGTCTACTTGAAAATGTTTTTAAAACCTATAAACAAAAAGAATTATTAGAAGATGCTATTCTAATCTATCGAATACAACGTGCTCCAGAGCGTAGAATTTTTTACATCGATGTGGGAAATATGCCCAGCCATTTGGCCATGAGTTTTGTTGAACGTGTTAAAAATGAAATTCATCAGCGCAGAATTCCAAGTCAGAACGGCGGCGGCAATAACATCATTGACAGCGCATACAATCCGTTGAGCATCAATGAAGACTACTTCTTTCCGCAGACAGCAGAAGGTCGTGGATCAAAGGTAGAAACACTACCTGGTGGTACAAACCTAGGTGAAATTGACGATTTAAAATATTTTACCAACAAGTTGTTCCGTGGTTTAAGAATTCCAAGTAGCTATCTGCCAACGGGTGCAGATGATAGCCAAGCACAGTATAACGATGGTCGCGTTGGCACAGCATATATTCAAGAGCTACGTTTTAACAAGTATTGCGAACGGTTACAAGCCCTAGTTTCAAGTATTTTTGATCAAGAATTTAAAATGTTCTTGTACTCAAAAGGTGTAAACATTGATTCTTCATTGTTTGATCTTAAGTTTAATCCACCAATGAACTTTGCTAGTCAGCGTCAAGCAGAGCTAGATGGTAATAGAATTAATACATTTAACACAGTACAAGCAGTACCGTTTATGTCAAAACGATTTGTATTAAAACGATTCTTGGGACTAACAGACGAAGAGATTGCAGAAAACGAGCGTTTGTGGGCAGAAGAAAAAGGTGAAGCTATACCTGTACACACTGACAGTGCCGGCGAACTACGTTCAGCAGGTCTGAGTCAAGCAGGTATTGAAGCAGATATAGATGCCAGTGCACCTGAAGCTGCACCTGAAGACATGGTGCCATCTGAACTAGGCGCTGCTGGAGCACCAATGCCAGCCCCAACGGGAGCACCAGCAACTCCTCCGCCGACAGCATAAATAATAGCATGATTCTAAGAGAACTTTTTTATATTGATCCAGATACTAAGGCAATAGCCACAGATCTGCGCTACGATCAAGGACGTGATACGTCTTTAATTCGTCGTAACGACACTAGAAAAACTAGATTAAGTCTAGGACAGATTAATGAATTAAGAAAAAACTCTGAAAGTCACATCCTCGAACAAGAAGACGAGTTAAGTTTTATCAACACAATGTACGGCGCAGAGCCAGCACCTGCCGTCTAATACATTTTTATTAAAGGTTTGTTACAAAAACCTCTGTTTTTCCACCATTATAGTGCCGTTTTTTACATTAATATGTAAATATAATCGACAGCCTTATACTATATAGGAGACCTAATATGACTGATCGTTCTAAGTTTGAGCTAATGCTCGACGCTCTAATTAATGAGCAGCAAGATAAAGCAAAAGAAATTTTTCACGACATCGTAGTTGAAAAAAGCCGTGAAATTTACGAAAATCTTTTAGCTGACGACATGGAAGATGATGACATGGAAGAAGCCTTTGGTGATGACGAGTCAGGCGATGACAGCGACATTGGCGGCGATCCTAGTGATGACTTCATGAGTGACGTTAGTGACGAAGAAGGTGACGAAGGCGAAGAAGAAGGTGACGAAGGCGAAGGCGACATGGAAGATCGTGTTATGGACCTAGAAGACGCCTTAGACGAACTAAAAGCAGAATTTGAACAACTCATGTCTGGCGAAGAAGGTGACGACATGGGCATGGATGACATGGGCGGTGACGACATGGGCATGGATGATACGGACAGCATGGACATGGAACCAGAAGACGAAAGCTATGCTTTTGAAGCTGGCGAAGACGACGAAGACGGTGACCTAGAAGAAAGACTAATGCGTGAATACGTAGAAAAAGTTTCTGCTCCTACGCATGGTGACAATGGCACTAACACAAAGTCTATCGTAGCAAAGCCAAATCGCATGGGTGGCACAAGTGCTAACATTGCAAAAGGTTTCTCAACAGAGAAAGGCGGTACACAAGGTGGACTATTAAATCCTTCTACTAAAGAAGAAAATTTTGGTAACATCAATGTACCAGGTGGAAAAGCTGGAAAGTCAGCTTTTAAGAAATCTGAGCCAGGACATGGCGCAGATAAAAAAGGCAAAGCAGAGCAAGCCGATAATAGAAAAAGTATTGTAGGTTCAAGATAAGATGAAATATCTTCGTGAGCACTTGAGTTTTGATCAAGCTCAGATTACCCTCTTAGAAAGCGATGACAAAGAGGGTAAGAGTCTATATATGAGTGGTATTTGCATTCAAGGAGGAATCCGTAATGCAAACCAACGTATATATCCTGTACATGAAATTAGCAAGGCTGTCGAAACCCTAAACGATCAGTGTGCCGGTGGATACTCAGTACTCGGCGAAGTAGATCATCCAGACGACCTAAAAATTAACTTGGACCGTGTTAGCCACATGATAACGCAGATGTGGATGGACGGTCCTAATGGTTATGGAAAGTTGAAAATTCTACCTACACCTATGGGCAACCTTGTTAAAAGCATGGTTCAAAGTGGCGTGAAGTTAGGAGTATCAAGTCGTGGATCTGGAAACGTCCGTGAGGACGGTTCCGGTGAAGTGTCAGATTTTGAGATTATCACAGTGGATGTGGTAGCTCAACCAAGTGCCCCGGGGGCCTACCCTACAGCAATATATGAACATCTCATGAACACTCGAGGTGGTAATAGAGCCGTTCGCATAGCGAATGAAGTTCAGGGTGATCCTAAGGCACAGCGTTATCTCAAAGAGAGCTTATTATCTGTAATAAGCAAGCTCCAATAAAGAGGAGAATCACATGTTGGATGCATTAAAAACGTTAATTGAGAATAATGTGATTTCTGAAGAGACTAAAGTGGCTATTGAGTCAGCTTGGGAATCTCGTATTACCGAGAACCGTGAACAAGTTACTCAACAACTACGCGAAGAATTTGCTCAACGTTATGAGCACGATAAGGCCACAATGGTAGAAGCTGTTGACAGAATGTTAACAGATTCACTATCAGCTGAAATCGTAGAATTTGAAGAAGATCGTCGTCAATTAGCAGAAGCTAAGGCAAAGTATGCAGTAAAAATGCATCAAGCTGGCAACGTAATGAAGGAATTCGTTACACGTCAACTAGCCTCAGAAGTTCGCGAGTTACATGAAGATCAAATTCAAATGGCTCAGAAGTTTGGTAAACTAGAAGAATTCGTAGTAGAAGCTCTAGCTCAAGAAATTGCAGAATTTTATAAAGACAAAACCGACCTAGCAGAAACTAAAGTTCGTTTAGTTCGCGAAGGCCGTGAAGCATTAGCACAAATGAAAACAAAATTTGTACAACGTGCCGCTAAGATGGTTGAAAATATAGTTGAAACTAATCTATCAAAAGAGATTAATCAACTTAAAGAAGACATCGATGCTGCTCGCAAGGCAGATTTTGGTCGTAAGTTATTCGAAGCATTTGCTAATGAATATCAAACCAGTTATCTTTCTGAGAAATCAGAAACCAGTAAATTGCTCAAAGTTATAAACTTGAAAGATCTAGAAATTGCAGAAGCTCAACACGCTGTGGCCCAAGCAAAACAGATCGCAGAAAGCAAACACTCAGAGGCTCGTGCTCTTAAAGAAAGTATTGAGCGCCAAAAAATTATGCATGAATTGTTAAATCCTTTATCTAAGGAACAACAAGGCATCATGACAGAATTGTTGGAAAGTGTACACACTGTAAAACTTGAAAATAGTTTTAACAAATACCTTCCCGCAGTAATTGAAGGCAAAGCACCGCAGAAGAAACAGGCACTAGTAGAGGCTAAAGAAATTACAGGCAACAAAATAAGTAACAGCGTAGGTAGTGGCGAGAACGAGTCATCAAATAATATTGTTGATATACGTAGGCTCGCAGGATTAAAAATTTAAGGAGAATTTAAATGTCAGAACTACTACATGGCCGCTGGACAGAAACTAAGGAAGCCCTATTAGAAGGCTTATCAGGCACAAAAAAATCAGTAATGGGTGTAACACTAGAAAATACTCGTAAGTATCTACTAGAAAGTCCATCAGCTGGTGCCACTTCTGCCGGCAACGTCGCAACATTAAACCGCGTGATTCTTCCAGTGATTCGTCGCGTTATGCCAACCGTTATTGCTAACGAGTTAGTTGGTGTACAACCAATGACTGGCCCAGTGGGTCAAATCCATACTCTACGTGTTCGTTATGCAGATAACGGTGACGGCGTAGTAGCAGGTGAAGAAGCACTAAGTCCATTCAAAATTGCTGAAGCTTATTCTGGTAATAATACCGCGAGTAATCCTAAAGCAGCTTCTACAGCAACTCTTGAAGGTGCTGCTGGTAAGCGTATGTCTATTCAAATCTTGAAACAGACAGTCGAAGCTAAGTCACGCAAGCTATCAGCTCGCTGGACATTTGAAGCTGCTCAAGACGCACAAGCCCAACAAGGCATTGACGTTGAAGCAGAAATCATGGCTGCTCTAGCACAAGAAATTACAGCTGAAATTGACCAAGAGATTCTAGCTAGCCTATCATCTCTAGCCGGTACAGCTACAGAACTATATGACCAAAGTGCTGTTTCAGGTACAGCTACATTCGTTGGTGACGAACACGCTGCTCTAGCTGTTCAGATCAATCGTGTAAGCAACTTGATCGCCCAGCGTACACGTCGTGGTGCTGGTAACTGGGCTGTAGTAAGTCCATTTGCTTTAACAATTCTACAATCTGCTACTACTAGCGCTTTTGCTCGTACAACAGAAGGTACATTTGAAGCACCTACAAACACCAAGTTCGTTGGTACATTAAACAACGCAATGAAAGTGTATGTAAACAGCTATGCAGTTGACTCAACAGACGTTCTAATCGGCTACAAAGGCGGTTCAGAGTCTGATGCAGCAGCATTCTATTGCCCATACATTCCATTGATGAGCAGTGGTGTTGTTCTTGATCCATCAACATTTGAACCAGTCGTATCATTCATGACACGTTATGGTTATGTTGAGTTGTCAAACACAGCAAGTTCTTTAGGAAATGCCGCAGACTACCTAGGTAAAGTTGCTATTACTAACGCCAACGTTAAGTTCAGCTAATTCAAACCTAAAGTTTGTAACACAAATAAAAAGGCTCTTCGGAGCCTTTTTTATTCTCGGCTAAATACATAGTAATGATTCACGTGGTGTGAATTTTATGCGGAAATCCAACCGCGTACAGCCTAGAACGCTGTTTTTCAACAAGGAGAAAACAAAATGGGACGTCCTTTAAATAAAAGATTTTTTGCAAACACAAACTATGCAACATTTGGCACAGCCGATGTTGGTGGTGAATCAGTTGCTAGCGTAACAGTAGTTACCGGTACTAGTTCTGGTTATGTAACAGGTAATTTCGTATCATTCTCTGCTCCACAAATTACCGGCGGAGCATATCCAGTAGCTACTATTGTAGCAACTGCTGGAGCAGTAACCAGTGTTGTAATAACCAGTGCCGGTTCAGGATATACTTCTGCTCCAACAGCCACCGTTACATCAGGAACAGGCACGGCTGGTACAATGACGTTAACTCCAGTATTAACAACTGGCGCCACTGCTCGTCAAAACGGTATTGTATGCGAAGCACAAATTGGCGCTGGCTCTGAAGTTACCACTGGCGACATTATCAAACAAGTTGGCGGACGCCGTTACAAAGTTCAAACTAGCGGTGGTGTAGGAGTTTGCTCATTGGTTACTACTGAAGATAAAGACGCTAATCA